TTTTGGATACCCTTGATATCCCCCACAACTCCGTCAATCTCTTTCTTGGCATCAACAACGAACTGCCGTCCCTCCTTGTACATCTCACAGGATTCTTTGACAAGTTTAAACGCAGAGGTTGCCAAAGCGACAAGGGTGAACGGATCAATTTCATCACCCGACTATAAACTTTTTTAACAACTCAACTGCATAACCGGGGCCAAACAAACACATGGCAGCAATCAAATAAAGTATGTACTCAATACGTTGCATCCGCTTTGAACCATCATCAAAACGTTTCTGGATACCTTCGTACCGAGATGCACAAATTGCTTCGTGCACTGCGAGGCGCTTGTCAGTCTCCGTAGCAAGTTCGTGCGTATCACTCACTTTTTCATGCCTTTGAGCGTCTCGGCCAAGCGTGCGCGTTGTCCAACCTTGCCGGATTTCTTTGCGGCAGCGGCTAGCTTTTTGGCGGGTATCTTTTTACCTTCGGGAACACCCAAAGACTTATGCAAAGCACCGGGCTTTTTGATCGCTTTCTGTATCCATTTCTCTGCCATTTTCAACTCCTATTTAAACGATGGGCCTGTGGCCCAAACAACCAAACTATATCTTGTTCCTTTGGTTACAGGCTCTACTGTGTGCATTGTATAACTTGGAAACATTATTAATGCGCCCAATTCTCTTGATGCCTTATGACCTGTTGAACCATTTTCTAATATTAAATTACCACCTTCATAATCATTGGAATCTGATAATTGAACACTTAAAGATAGTTTTCTAATTTTTTTACCGCTTGTACAATCAACATGTGTTTTATATTGACTTTGTGGTTCTTTGTAAATAGTAAACTGAAGACCTTCCTCAAAACCTGTAATATCAAATTTAAAAAATCTTGAGTTTAAAGATATAGTGATTTCATTTAATTTTTTATAAATCCATTCGGTTTGTGGAGTAACCGAAATCCAACTTATGTCGCAATTTCTAATTTCTTCTTTTTCATCCCCACTAGCACGGCCTTTTACTATTTCTAAGCTATTGCCTATTTCAATTATTTTTTTGCATTCGTCTTTAGTAAAAACATTATCCCAATAAGCAAATGATGGTATTTCATCGCAAGGAGTAATATTTGCAGTGGATGTTTCTCTGTCTATTTCTAAAAACCCTTCACAACAAATATTCCAATCTTCTCCGTCACGCTCACTGTAAGATGGCACGTCAATCTTAACGTGTTTAAACAAATACTCTTTACCATTTTCAAACACACGCCAAACATGGTCGGCAGTACCCCGACCGGGCATACCCCTGCTCTTATTAAAGCGTATGCAGTATTTCAAATTACCTCCACAGGTGGTGAGCATGTTTTTTGCGGAGCATACTGAACAGTCAAATTAAAGTGAATAAATTTAATGGGCTCATCTGCGGCGTGTCGGCCAAAAGAATGAGGTAAATACGCATTAGCAAACACCATCAACCCGGGTTTGGGTTTAAAGTTAATCATGTTGCTGGCGGGTGTTGCAATTGTCATATCAGCTTCAGGAAGATTGGTTTGCACCTTACCTGCACGGGGATCATGAAAAATCAAAGGCGAACTACCTTCAGGTACTTCAAGAAAGTAAAAACCAACAATCTGAGAACCATGCCCATGAACGTGTTGTTCCATTAAAGAATGCTTATGGTGTTCCTGCGTCCACATATCAGTGAATGAAGTATCAAGGTTATCCATCGCATAGCCTTGGGTTTGTAGAATATCCCAAGCCGTTTGACCAATATATTGAGAAAACTCTTGTATCCTTGAATCAGCAAAATAACTGTTTGTCATCATGACAGGAAATATAGGATTAAACTCACGTTGCTTTCTTGCTTCAGCAAGTTTTTCTTCTGAGACTTCTTGGACAACTGCCAAAAAATCAGGGCGCTCAATTGTATAAGCTAGACATGGAAAATAAGTCCAGCCTTGGAGTTCCGGAGTTTGTTGTGCTTCTTCAGTCATTTAAATTCCTGCAATTTCTTTTAAGGTCAACATGTCCCACTCTAGTTTACTTTCATTCCAAACAGGTATGTGAGTTTGTGTTCTTTGTGGTCTTGCAACGGGTGGTTCCCACGCCCAATTTGATTGATTTAATATCCATGAAGGGTATGGTTTTTGTTCATAAAAAACATCATTCACAGAATCATAGATGCCACCAACACCAGCAAAATTACCTCTGATTGCTGTGCCTCCATCGGGCAGTCTTGTGATGGGATCTAAATGAACGTTCCTAAATGTATTGTAACTTGTTTGGATATATCTTCCTGCATGACCATTTGCGTTTAAAAATTCATTAGCAACGGTTTCACTAAATTTACCGTTTGAATCCACACAATCAATGTTTCTTACAACAAGAACATTTTGCACAATATTGTTTTCGTCAACTAAAGCAAAGTGCGCCATTATTGGAATCTCCATCTAATTGCAACAAATCCACTACCGCCATATGCCGCACCACAACCATATACATCTCCGCCAGCACCACCACCAGTATTTGCTGTTCCGGCCGCACCAGCAAATTGATGCCATCCGGGTGGTGGGTACATACAATATCCCCCTGTTCCACCACCACCAGCACCGCCAGCACTTCTATTTGCAAGAGGCCCATAAGCAAGATAGTTGTAAAATGCTCCTCCTCCACCACCACCGTAAGTAGAACCTAAAAAGCTAATTGTTCTTCCTCTACCGCCATTTCCGCCATGAGAGTTGCCATAACAACCATAACAACCAGCTGCACAAGCGCCGCCACCTCCGCCACCAACAAAATATTGATAGCCCCCTCCACTACAAGGGCAAATTGAACAATTTAAAACGCCTGCACCTCCAGCATTACCTTGAGGGTATGTTCCGTTACCGGGATTGTAATAGCCATTTGGATAACTAAATCCGCCGCCACCACTTCCGCCATTAACATATGGATTCCCTCTTGATCCATAACCACCATATGAGACTGCCGCTCCACCACCTCCTGATGTGGCTATGCAAGCTATATAAGAAGATGCTCCTCTAGCGCAAGAATATGCTGGATTAGACCCTGTTCCACCACCTCCAACGGACACACTATAAGTTCTTGCTGAAACAGCAGTGCCCCCACTAGAACATATATTTCCACAATCATTTAAAACACCACCTGCGCCGCCGCCTCCATTAACTTGACCAGAAGTGCGACCACTTCCACCGCCAGCAACAACTACATAATTAATATGGCTACCGGGATTGCCAACACCTGAACCAAGGCTGTTTACAGTAAAAGAACCCGATCCATTCCAACGAGCAATTTTGTAATTACCAGAAACAGATACACATGCTCCTGAAGTAGTAATGCACATATAAGAAGCATTACTTTTACCATGAAACGCATTCATGGATACTGCGCCTGATGGTTGGCCTGAAAGAGTTCTATAACTTGAACAGTTTAATGAGTGTGTTGCTGTGGTAGTCAAACCAAGTTCTTTGGCAATAGACTGTCCTGTGGTGCAACCACCAATACTTAGAGGGCCAGAAGCATTAAGTGTCATTTATTACTCCTTATGGTGTACCGTATGCTGTGACGTTGGTAAGCGCAATGAAGTTTCCACTGCTGTCTAGGGATGCTATTGTCGTGCCACCGTATTTAAAAATCAACTTACCCCCAGACTCTTGTATGGTAAAGTTGGTTGTTGTTAGGCTTGTGACGCTACCGCTCAATGTAATACTACCTGATGTAGTAACTGTTCCTGATAGACTTAAACCATTAGCAGAGCCTGTGCCTGAAACTGATGTGACTGAGCCATAAGTTGTGGGGGTAGAACTGACCCAAGCTGTTCCATTAGAAGTTAGGACGTTACCTGATGTGCCGGGAGCTACAGTTGTAATTGCGCTTGTACCATTGCCTACCATTACGCCATTGGCTGTAATAGTTTGAACCCCTGTACCACCTGATGCAACAGATAGAGCAGAACCAAGAGTTATAGATGGGATATAGTTGATCGCGCTTACAACGTTGGTAGCGTTGTTATATACCCATGCTTGCGTACCAGCAGGAACTGTGACTCCGGTTCCCGTAGTGTTCTTTACTGTGACTGCGTCGGCCAAATTATTGATGATCAAATAAGGCTTACTGATTTGACAGCCTGTACCCAGTATTAGGTTTCTTGCACCTCCTGAAGTACCTGATAGCGTGAGCGCAAAATTCCTTGCAGCTTGCGTTGTATTGGCTTGGGTAAAAGTTAACGTCACATCTGCACTAGCAAATGTTACCGTTGCAGCCCCCACGATAGCTTCGTTAATAGCAGTGCCAATGTTGGTGTCAGTTGTAGCGCCCCATGCACCTGTCTGTTCACCCGTGGCGATCAGCTCAAAGTTTAGGGTTGAGTAGGTACTTGGCATTATTTATTCTCCAATTCAAGGATTTTAGCTTCAAGGGCAACAATTCGTTTAGCCAATTCAACACAAGCTGCAAGGGCGGCATTGCCGTAGGACACACCCAAAAGTGTCGATCCATCTTTTTGGGCAATTTCATGAACGGCTTCAGGCATGACGGGTTGCAATGATTGCGCCCCTATACCAACTTGTCTAGCCCCCGTGTCGGTTCTAGTGTAAGTTCCATTTTTAACTTTAGCTAATGATTCTACAAAATCTTCAGGTAGCGTAGACCAATCTACTTTAAGCGTTTCATCTGAGTAGGCAGTGACGTTACCCGCCATGTATAGATTTCCACCGTTATCTACATAAGAACTTGATCCGCAAAAATAAACTGAACCATTACGATAATAATTTAAGTATATTGGGTATCCTGTTCCAGCGGATTCAAGATGTAGATTACCATTTGACGCTGCAATTTGTGCTATACCTGAACCATCAATGCTGTTACCGCCAATATATAAATATGCACCCCAAGTAGAATTTGGGCCGTAAGTTGTGCGGTTATTCCCTGATATTGATTGCCCAGCAAAAGTTGGTGAATTACCTGTACCCACACTTTGGTTAATTGTGTAAGAAGTTATATTGCTTGCATTTCCAGATATGTTGATACCCCAAGTACCAGAAGCACCTGACCCAGTCAAAGATGGAGAGTAGCTTGTGTAATTACCTGCGTACAAAACTTGCGATCCACCAATCGTTAAATTGCTAAAGTTTGTTTGTGATGTTGTAGAAGCATTCCCAGATGTATTGACATTAATTGTGCTGGGCAAACTAAGAGTCACGCCACCCGTAGAAGCGGATACTGTTACTTGGCTGGATGTCCCTGTGAGTGAAGTAACGCCAGTATTGGTAATAGTCACCGTGCCTGTTGACCCACTTACAGAAATACCCGTACCAGCAGCATTTGAAGTCACACCAGTATTGGCAATTGTTACTCCGCTAGAACCGTTATAACTTGTTCCTGAAAGCCCAGTACCAATCGTCAAAGCGTTAAGGTTAGACCCCAAAGATACGCCAGAAATTGTGCCGTTCACCCAGTTAAATGCAGAGCCGTTCCAGTTTAAAACTGTACCTGAAGATGATGGGGCTGTGGCAAATGTGGTTGTACCTGAACCTGATTGATAATGAATTTGATTGGCTGCACCGCCAGCAATGTTAGTCGCCGTTGTAGCTGAGCCCACAGTCAATGTAGATTGCGCTACATACTGAGGAGCCGTGCCGCTTGATGTCAATACATAGTTTGCGCTACCAATAGCTAGCTTTGATAACGCTGTACCCGACGCATAATAAATGATATCGCCAGCAGTGTAGCTGGTAATTCCTGTACCGCCATAAGTCGTGACAATTGCAGTGCCATTCCATACACCCGCAGTTAATGTACCTACGCCTGTAATACCTGTGTATGAACCTGAAATGTAGGATGTACCTACCGTACCAGAGGTAATTTGACTACCAGAAATAGCTATGGATGTGCTACTAGCAGACGTAATCTGACCTTGGGCATTAACCACAATAACGGGAACTGTTGAGGCTGATCCGTATGTAGTTGCAGTTACGCCTGTATTGGTAATGCTGAATGTGTTACTAGATAAAGTTAATCCTGTACCAGCAGAAAAAGTTCCCGTACCTGCAACCTGCACAAAAGAAAGCGGCGTTGTACCAATCGTAATTGGCGAGTCTGTGGATTGAATCCAAGCTGTGTTTGCGTTTGATGTACCTGCGATTACAAATATGTAATCTCCCGGTGCTATTTCATTTTGCCCAGTACCTGTTTGGTCNTAGTCNGTTGCACGAGTTAGNACCCAATTGGTTGAGCCAGAACCTTGGTTTGTTACTGTATAAACACCGTTGTACTGNCCAGAAGTTTCATTNTTAACAAGGACACGGGTTTTATTTGTGGCATCAGTTGATGTGAATGTATGTCCGTCTATAANAAGAGCTGCTTGAGTTCCTGCGTTTGTTATTGTCGCACCAACCCCAGAAGTACCATTGTTGTAAGTGACAGAACCTAAATCTGCAGTTGTTGCATATTCACANGCTGCATGGTAGTTAACGCTATTGAGCGTATTGTCAACATAAGTTTTATTGGCAATATCTGTGGAGTTTGANGGCGTTGTGGAAATTGTCCCAGTTGTTAACGCAATAGAAGACGCTGTTATTGAGTTGTAGTTAGTTTGCGCAACATTACCAGAAGNATCCAGCCATACACCTTTTTCCGAAGGGTATGTACAAAATACTGATTTNGCCGCTGATGTGAAACTNACCAATGATCCGCCATTACTAGAGGCCAATACAGTCGTTCTAGAAAGTGTCGTACCACTTGCAGTGTATGTTCCAACTCCTACTTCCCAAGCACCAGATGTTGGGTCTGTGATGGTGTAGTAAGTTGTGTTTCCATCGCCTACTGCGGAAAAAGATTGATACCCAGCCACGGCTCCGCCAAGGGTCAAAGTCCCTGTTCCAGACGTTGTGGATGTTTCTTGAACTCTGTCTTTAAGTACTAGCGCCATGTCTTATCCTTAACTTGGAATCTGTGTCCAGCCGGGGTTCTGTGAATCATTGATATTTTGCCAATTTGGAGACTGACTGTCATTAACATCCGCCCAAATCAATACATTTCCAACCGTGACTAAAAGCTGCACACCTGTTGGGTATACATTTGCAATCCTCAATGCGGAAATAACATCTGCTGCCGAAGCTCCTTCCGCTATCGTAGTAGCAAAATTAACCTTGACTGATGGAGCATCTGTGGCTGAAGCGGTTTCAGAAACGCTAACCAAAATTAGCAAACCACCTTGGATCGAGTCTACCCCAGAAGCAGTTTCAGCAACAGCCGTTGCAAACGTGGCTACCACAGAAGTTAAATCAATACCTGAAGCTGTCTCTGCAATTGATGTTACAAAGACTGCCTTAACTGATGGCGTATCTGTGGTTGAAGCAGTTTCGCTGATGTTTGCTACAAATGTAGTAATGACCGAGTTGGCATCTGCCGTGGATGCTGTTTCCGCTACTGTTGGTGCGAATACTGTTTGGACGCTATTGGTATCTGCAGTTGATGCAGTTTCAGCAATGTTACCGCCAGCAGTAAATACGTAATTGTCGGCATCCGCAATAGATGCCGTTTCTGCTAAAGCAACGGCGTAGGCATTCCCGCCAAGGCTGGCGAATGGAGATTGGGCAAAGGCAACGTCTCCAAACACCTAGCTACCTTTAAGTCGCAGTCAACGAGAACTGATAAGTCACGTTCAGCGTATCGCCATTGGCCACCGTTTTATCGCCACCAGTAAAGTTCTTCTCAGAGAACAATGTACCTGATGTACCAGAAGCAGCAGAACAAAGGAAAGCTCCAGCAATCGTAGCAGTTGCGTTCATTGCAAAAGATGCTACAGAAGCTGAATTACTAATGACTGATGGGTTGGCTGTTGTGGCTGTACCAAACGTGGCTGTTTTACGGTTACCAGTATAGGATGAGTTTTCAGCCCAGCCAGCGTGGGAAGCCAATGTGTCTCCAGCGGCATAAGTATTACCTGAACCGGGGCCAGTGATCAAACCCAAATACCAAGCTGCGGTGTAGCCTGTACCTGCAAGATAAGTCTGCACCATATTTTGTAGGCCAACGTTAACTACCAAGTTCTTGATAGTGTCAGTCCATTTGACTTGACCGTCTGGGCCAACGCACTCAACAAAGTACATACCACTTGCGCCAACAATTTCTTCCATCGTTGGATTGGTGATTAGAGCAGCCGATACGCTGTCTTCGGATTTTGCAATTTCGTTGCTCATAAAAGCTCCTGTTAAGAAATACGCACGATGGCGTTATTGGCATCGGCAGTTGGGAAGTTAATGGTAAACGTATCGCCATTGGCCACTTTGTCCGCGCCAAAATCAAGCACAGCAACTGAAGGATATCCTGCTACTGAGTAGTTGTAAATCAAAGCTGCGCGGCATGTAAATGAGGCGTTAAGCCATGTGGCATTAAGGAAAGAAATAAACGCAGTGGGTATACCCAATACGTTGTTACCTGAAGAAGGCGAAGGGGATATGGTCAACACTTGACCACCTGCTGTATACCCTGTTCCAGAACTTGATACCTCATTGCTTGTGGTGTATGCGGTTGTAGCATAACCAAGACTGGCGTTAGAAGTATAAAGTGCGATCTTAAAAGTATTGGGCGATGTTGGGCCAAAGTTATGAACTGCTTCAAACAGTTGAACCTTAAAGCTTGTCGTTGCGGTTTGTAAAATACTCATGATACGGGAATCCTTACTTGACCATCACGATAAGCATCCATACGGAGTTTTCCGTCTCCCAAATTCTTAAGGAGGGCTATCGCTTGCATGTACCTATCTTGATACAACTTGAGCATACTATCTTCACCCTTGATGTACGTAATGGCTTCAACCAAAGTACCATTCAAGAGAGCTGAGTCAAAATTATCCCCAAGCCATGTTTCACCTGCGGGATTATTAATTGCGCTAACTTGTACTACAAAACCTGAACCTCCAACACCCAACGTGGCTGTGAGATTATCACCAACAACGTAGAGGCAACCACCACTGACTATGGTAGCTGAAGTTACAACATTGCCGCTAACAACAATAGTAGCACTAGCGCCGCTCCCAGACCCGCCAGTAAGAGCAACATTGTAATAAGTCCCATTGGTGTACCCTGAACCTGCGCCTGTAAGTGATAGCCCTGTGATAGGGGCTTGGATGATTGATGGGGGATAGTAGTAATAGTGCAGCTCGGCTGTGTACGTTGTGTTGGGTGTTGGCCCAATCATGAACGTCAAATCTGAAGGATTACCAGACTGAGGGCCGAAGATGGCATAGTGCTTGGGCTGGCCTGTTGCATTGGGGTTAGGATAGGCTTCACGAATGAAGTTCACATCCTTGTTCAACAGATATAGGTAGTTTCCCGTAGATCCATCTACAGGATATACAGCCAGTGAATACACTGCCAAGAAATCATTGGGGCAAGACAAATATGGATTACTGCTACTCACTGTACCGTAAACATTCTTACGAAGACTGGGGAGCTGCACCGTGTTGTAGATGCGTTGCTCCGCCTGTTCGATCATGCGGTTGATATCCGCCGTTGGGAAATTATTCTCAACGTAAGCGTTTACGGAAGTGACTAGGTCGCTGTAATACATTATGCCATTGGCCCTCTAGACATACGACCTTTGGTAGCAGCACCTGCTCCACGCATCTCAATGCCTGAAGTTTTTGTAGGTGGATACTCATTGCTGCGGCTATTGGCTACAGACACATTTGCATTACGCAAGTATTCTGTGTTGTTCGACACACCAGCTTCAAAGTGTAATGGAGCGCCGCTCATGGTATGGGGCTTCGCATACTTTTCGGCAGGGAGATTATCCCTATTAGCGCCATGATGAATAGCAGGGCTATTCTTTTTTGTAGGTGCAACCATATTAACCGCCTCTTCCAGNNNNACGTTGGTTCATAACCTTGGCCATACCACGACCATGCTGCATCATGGCTTTGCTAGTCATCCCACCTGCGGCCATGTGTTTGCCGTGGTGCATTTTAGCTTCATGATGTTTAACTTCTTTTTTTGCTTCTTTATCAGCAATGTGTTTAACCGTTTTCTTATCCATGATAACTCCTACGATGTTGTGATTGTCACTGTACCAATTTGTGTAGCCATCACCAAATAGTTTGGTGTTAGCGCCGAATCAAACCCACTTGCTCCGCCAACGGGGTTCCACCCCCACTGAATATCCCTTGAACCTCCCGAAGGATAACCCAAGACGTTAATACCTGACTGCACATATGTGATGTCTGGCCTTGGTTGACGAACCGCTTGCGGGTCATCGACTGGATACATGCCCAATTGCAACTGAGGATGATCAGGATCCCAGCACTCAGGACAAACTTTCAGTTGATATAGTTTAGTCTTAATAACCTCCATTTTCAACTGTTTTAATTTGTAGCGCTGCCCACACCGATCGCACTCGGCAATTGAGTACTTGCCAGAAGCGAACCTATTTCCCACTAAGTGCCCCCACCAATGAACATCTGACGCGGTACAAGGCGTAACGCAGCTTTCTCACGATCTTCACCCGCCGCCAATTCATATTGTTCATCATACACCTGCTTTAACATTTGTATTCTGGGCATGAGCTCAGGGACTTTCATGGCGATGTGGTACGCCAATCCTGCGGCAACGACGGGCAAAAACCTAAACGACATATCGCCAGTATTTATGCCAGTTCCTGAATCTTGGATCCTACGCATACGCCAATACACAAATGTGTACGTGGTCGAACCGTCTGGCGTGGGCCACACAGTGATGGCTGGAAGCTGCGGAACGTAGATTGCTGTGGTTGTGCCTCCGCCAGTATAGGCAGTGGCTGTGGTGTTGTTCTGGCCTCTAAAGCATCCGCCCAAAGTATTGCCTGAAATGTATGAATACCACACGATTTCACCAGTCGTAGACCCAAGTTGGATGTAGCCTTGTGCGGCCATATCGTAGGTGCTGGTAAGCGTGATTGAGGTATCTGTAGTACCTATGCTTGTGGCAAGGTAAACGGGCACAGGCTGCGTTTGCGCAGGGGGCATTGGGGTTGCATAGAGTTGATTGGTTTCGCCTGAATTGCGTTGAACCATGACCTGTATGGGCCTAGCTTGTTGCAGTTTGTTTGGGATGGTGGCATAAGTGGGCATACTTATGCGGGTGATGTTCAAGTCAGCTTGGTTATTTTGCTGATTGGCATTGGTGCGGATTACGTGATCAAGCAAGTCAATGGTGTCGAGCGGGATTGGATAGGTATTCAATCCTTGAACAAACGTAATGGACTGCTGCTGAATCGTCCACATATTGATGCCACGATTTGACCATTCGATGGTCATCAGGTTCATTGACCTGCGAGCAGTACGCAAGTCATACCCCGTACGCATTTCACGGCCAGCACGCTCCCATGCTTCCTCGGCTATATCCGTGAAGTCAAGGTCGAATGCAGATGTGCCGGAAGTGCTCATTTA